CGCAGGCGCTTCTTGTGCAAAAGTAACAGCAGAAACAGTTAAACCAGTTACAGCAAACGCACCTTTTTGAACAAAAGACTTTAATTTACTCATTTAAATACCCTTTAAAGTTAATGAAAATAAAAACTGCTTTTCCATTATAAACAAAAAAGCATTATGCAGCAAGAAAAACCCTTTTAAAAGAAGATACTAACATACCTATAGCCCAACCTATAGCAAAACTAGAAATAAAATAAACTGCTAACATTCATTTACCTGCTATAAAACCTAAGGCTAAAAGAATAGAGCTAATACCATAAATTAAAAGCTCACGGATATCCATTAAAGCTTCTAATTCAGCCATTTTATAAACCGAAATCAATAGATTTAACAGGCGTGAAACCTGTTAATGTTAAAGAATTCCTATTACGTGAATCTACTTGAATACCCATAGTAGCTTCAGCAATAAAAGGAAATTTGATAGGCTGAGGTGCTTCATCAAGAGCTAAAACGCTTTTACTTGGAACAATACCATGCTCACCATCAACTAAAGAAGGGTTAATATACCAAACAGTAACACCCGACCGTTTCTCACCTGTAGAATCATCTACAAAAGCCCATTCATTCATTGCTAAAACAATAATTTTAGTTTTAAACATATCTAAACCTTTATAAAATTAGAATAAAAATCATAATTACCTTGTTCGGCTTCCCTTAGTATATCGGAACGCAAATCATAAGGCAAGGCCAAAATTTTAGCCCATTCCTCTTTAGTTATACGAACTAACACAGAAGAATCTTCAAAATTATCTTGTGCTAATTCTTCATCAGATAAATTTTCAACATTAAATAAATTCAAAAGACCACGAGAAAAAAACAACTGTCTAGCACCAAAAAAAGCATTTGCATACTCATTAAACAAGGTTCTATATTTCTTATAATTTTCATCTGCTAACCTAAGAAAGTCAAAAGGCGATAAAGATTTAAACCGACCTTTTTTTAAATGTTGCTTCGTTAATTCATTAGAAACACCCCACTTTTGCTCATAGCCAAATTTTTGAAGATAATTAGAAGGGTCAAAAGCTGGAACCACATTAATACCATAAGTTTTATTAGGTAAACCTAACCCAGCTTTACGACAAGAAGATAGCCAAACTCTAAATAAAGAAGAAGATTTAAAAAGCTTTATAACTTCAGGAATAGAAACAGAGCCATCTAGTAAAAAAAGCTCATGAGTATGAGGGTGCCAACCATTACGATCTGAATAAGTAACCTCAAGTGCTCGAATCAATCCAACATAACCAATCGACTTTAATAATCGTCTATATATTCGAGTATTACGAAAAAGATTCAACGCACGACGAAGACCAGTAGACTGATCCCCTCTACCCAACAATTTAACTAAATTATCATTTTTTGTATGGCTAAAAGTTAAAGTCACCATGACCATTAAACCATTAACAGAAGAATGTAAATTTAAAATGCTTTCTAACTGTAACCTTCTTCTTTGTGTAATTTTCGATGCACATATAGGACAAGTCCAAACAGAACCACAAACCATTAAATTACCATAATAACAAGATTCAACTTCTGGAGAACGCAATACTACAACATCAGAAGCTACACAAGTACGCAAGCACTTAGTTACACGCCAATAACCACCCCGAGGATTTTTAAAAGGCCTTAAAAACTCAGCCGCTTTATTCTGCAATAAATAACGTTCACTCCTAAAATCATTAGAATCCTTTAAAACAGCGTAACCATTTCCACACTGTTTTAATTTGACAATTACCCCATCTTTGTCTACTAATTGCATAAAACCGTTTTCCTTATAAATCAATAACTTAAGTGTCATTTGCAGCTAGAAAGCGTGTTAAGTACCAAGGGCGCCGCAACAGCGCCCCTGCGGGGCGCTTACCGCGGCCGCCTAAGGTGCAAAACACGCACGCAAACAACCAAAGGCAAAAAATAACTGACCAAGAAGGGAAATGCTTTGCATTAATTAGCCCCTAAGATGTCAACCGTCAAAAGCAAAACTATTTGGCTAAAATCTTCACGTTTTTCAACAGAGTCAAATAATCGAGGTAAAAACCACAGCCCTGAGCGCGCTTCTGAGGCCTTCCATTCATCTAAACCAGCTATAGCTATAGTCTCACCATCAACAAGCTGCAAAGTACTCGCAAAAGAGCGCTGGGACAATGTAGGGCTATCTATATTACTTGTCTTTGTCGTTTGAAAATCGCTAATTTCCTGCCTAATAGTTAAATCTACCCGGTTACGCTTTACAACTGCACCCACATCTAAAAGCACACCAGAATCTTTATAAATTACTGCTTTGCGTACTGCGTCCCTATCTGTAATATATTCAGAATCTAAAACAGGAACAGATGAACCCACATGAAAACGAGCCTTAGAACCTGAAGTAACTAAAACAGAAGGCGATGAAATAATTTTAAAACGGTTATCGTCCTGAATCATTGAAGCAATTAAATCAATATTCGCATTTTTAAAACTAAAAGCATTGGCTATACCTGTAATAGTACCAAATGTTAATGATAATTTATCACTTAAAGCCTTTAAAGCTAACGTAAAACCAGACCTATCTGCTTTACTATCTGTATACTCTAATAACAACGCTTTAACCCTTACTTGAGGAGTAGGAACATCTATAACCTCTAAAAAATTTAAAACTTTCTCTATCACTTCATCAGACCCAAATATAGGAACCATATAACCATTGTGAGAATAAGTCATTCCTGTCATTTGATTCACTACACCAGTAACAAAATCAATATCCAAATACTTAGGTATATAAGTAGCAACAGAATCATATTCAAAAATAAGATTAGAACGAACAGCATCTAAACCATCAATAAACCCACCAAGAACATCATTATTAGAATCTAAAACATGAGCAGGAACCTCAGGAATATAAATTTCATCTATATCATCGAATGTATTTAACGACTTATCTTTATCAACATAAAAAAATAAAGTACCTCCTAAATCTTTTATATAAACTTGATTTTGCTCTAAAACCTTATTTAATAAACCGCTTAACTCTTCTTGACTCATGGAATTAACATCAAATCTATAAAGTTTCGTTAAGCTATCTATAGAATCATCAAGTATAATATTTTGGCTAGTAAAATCCTTATAATATAAATAAATTAAATCGGATAAAGTAACCTGATTGCTTTTTAAATGAATATTAGCTAAAGAAGTGTTAATAATTAACACAAAACTAGCGATAAAAAAAAGTAATCTCATCATCATCAACCTTTAAAATATATAAACCAGACTTTTTAGAAAGTATTTCAACATCAACTATAGAACCATCATCATATAATAACCTACCAAAATCCGAATTATTTTCATAAATTAAAGTAACAGGTTTTAAGTTAGTAACTTCCTTATTTTCAATAACAGATATATTTTTTTTATTTCCAAAACTAGAAATAGCATAATAAAAAAACAATATAACAAAAAACAAAGCTACAAAACTAGGGAATAGAATTTTTAACTGTTTTTTTAACTTGTCCTTTCTAGTGTAATTATTGTAGAACCTAGGAGGTAAAGAACACGAAACACCAACCTGGTTACTCAAAGGGTTATAAACCTGCGCAGTATCATAAAAATCATAATAATAACGCCCATTAAAAACAACCCTATCAACAACCAAATCAGATTCACTAGAACCGTAATAGGTTGTTGCAAAGTGGTACTTAGGTAACCTACCACCTAACCCTAACCGATTTAATAACCAACCAAGGAAAGGAATAGGAATTCTATCTAACCTTTTTAAAACAATTAAATGCTCTGCAAAACCGTCACGTATTTGCTTATCTAACATTTCAATATGCTGGACGATATAAACAACATCCCACCCCTTTTTACGTGAATGCACTAACCAATCTAAAACAGGCCTTCTATTTTTATCAGAAAAAGAACGAGCGTTTAACCAAATAGCACATTCATCAAAAACAATTAACCCATTTTTTGAATCATCACCCCCAACATCAAGAATTGGCAAAGTTTCTAAAACTTCTATAGTAGGAACATCAGGCAAACGATAATAAAAAACATCGTCCTTATTTATATAAAAATTTTCTAAATATAAATCCATATTAGTAGCAACAGGCCGACCTTTACGCAAATAGTTATCAATTAAATAACACGCATACAAGTTTTTGCCAGCACCCTTTTTACCACTTAAAACATATTCAGCCATTACTAACCTTGTCCTATTTTAGTTTTAAAAATATTAGAATGAAAACGCAAAAGAAAAATTAAAAGTTCAATAGATAACAATAAAGATAATCCTTCTATTAAATTATCCGGTAAAAAAGCAATAGCAACCAAAACAAAATTTAAAGCCCAACCGCTTAAATTAATATTAACAGCAATAAGCTCAATAGCATTAACCAAAGCAGCATAACAAGCTACAGCAGTACCAGTAAAAAAAGAAATATAAGCAACAGCTAAAGTAACTTGAGCACCTTTTATTCCTAACAAAAAAGATGCAAACCTATTAAAACCATTCAATAAAAAACGTGCAAAAGCAAGCATAACACCACCTAATTAGAAGAAATAGCTAAAAATAAACGACGAAAATTAAACAAAATAAAGAAATAAAAAAGAAAATTCAACAAAGGTTTAACATCAGCAGCTAAACCACACAAATCAATGTCTAAAAAAGTTCCAAAAATAGAAATATCAGGATTTTGGCAAGCTCCTACAAAAGGAGAAAAATCAGGCATAAAAGGCGACATGCTAAAGCCCCAAGGATTTGATTCATCACAATCATCGCCAATACACTCAGGTAAACCAGTTAAAACATCATCAACATAAGCATCTAACAAAGAATCAGCATCAGATAAAGGATCATCAACATCAGAAAAACCAGAATCATCAACACTAACAGCACAATCAGGAGTTCCATCAATTCCGCACATCCATTCAAAATCTGAAGGAAAAGAACCCTGTTCTTGTCGCTGTATTAAATCATCAATATAAGGCTCAGGATCAAAAGCAGGTAATTCACCTAATTCATTTAATAAATGACGCAGTAAATCGCGAACAGTTAAAGGCTGAAAAGCAGGATCTAATTCTTGCTGCAAATCAAGCCATTCCCTAACATCTTGAGCAGTAACAGGTTCTAAATCAGGCAAAGTAGAATCCTGAACCTTTGCACCCTCATAAATCTGATTAACTAAATCTGCTATTAAAGCAACATCTAAATGATTAGCCAAAGAAGTTTCAGGAATTGCACCAATAGTTTGCTCCTCAGTAATATCATTGTAAACTATAGCAGGCGCTTGTAATTCTCCCGTTCTTTTAACAAAACTAAAAATCTGTTGACGAGCTCCATCAATAACCCTAGAATACTGCTCACCCCAATAATCAACATCACCAGAAGGCGCAGCATTATATGACTCAGTAAATGAATCATTCCAATACTTTGGAAAATTTCTAGAAGAACAAGTTGGCTGCCCTTCACCTCCACAAGGTGTTGTTAAAGAACGTGCCAACCTAATCCGATAACCGCTACTACTACGAACCTTATAAAATTTTTCTTGATTAGGATATAAATCAATAGCTATATCTAACCAATCAGACGGCGATTCAGGCAAATCCTCAATAGGTATGGTACCTAAAGCAGTACCAGTTAAATCAAATAAATCAGACGGTTTTGCACTTATTTTTAAAGTTTTTTGAGAATCTAAATAAATATCTAATAACTCAGCCGCATTAAGAACACCTAAAAATGACGCCATAGATGAACCTAAAGCACGCAAATAAGTACGGCTAGCGTTAGAAATCTTTTGTGCATTAGTAATTAACTCCGGTCTATTAGTTATTTTGCCAGTTATATCATCAGCATTTGCAGCAACGTTATAATATTTGCGCAACTGAACTTTCATCAAATTATTAGGCACAGATTGGTCAAAAGGATAAGGCTGTTTTGGTACAGGTAATGCTTGAGAATATACAGAAATTGAAAAAAAACTAATAGCAAGAAATAAAATAAATCTCATTTTTAACCTTTAAAACAATGCTTAATGTAATTAACACAAATTTCAGGAATCAAAACGCGACCACGTTCCCAATTCCTAAAAGTAGATAAGCTTACACATAATTTTAAAGCCATTTCCCTTTGTGTTAAACCATAATTTAAACGCAACTGCTTTAATTCCTTAGGACTCATATAATATAACTCATATCATCAAAAATTGACACACAAAAAGGAAAAAAAGGGGGAAAAATCCCCCATATTAAAATTAAGCAGAGCGCAAAACTCGCTTAACAATACGAACTAAAACAAAAGTACCAGTAATTAAGGCAATCAAAGGCCAACCATAAGTAGCCATTAGCTCAGAAAACTGCGAAGTAACAGACGCAAAAGCATCGCCAACAGCCTCATCTAG